TCCTTCTTGAGCTCCTTGAGGATCGGCAGCACTTCGCTGAAGTCCTCGATCTCGCTCGTGTCGTAGCCAAGCCGTCCGAGATCGCGGAGGAAGTAGGTCCAGCCGTCCTCGGTATCGAGACCCTGATACGACCGGTAGGGCTTCTTGGCGTAGTCGCCTTCGACGAACTTCCAGAACATCGTGGCCTGGAACCGGTCGCTGCTCGCGCTCTGTCCGAGCTCGCCACCTTCGCAGCGCATGATGTATTTGCCGTCGTCGAATTCCTCGAACCCGCCGGACCCGGCCTTCTCCTTCGCGTTGACGAGATGCTTCTTCGTCGCCAGCGCGAGTGCCTTCTTGAGATCGAACTTTACTTTCGTCTTTGCCATTGCTCTGTCTACTCCTTGTTGTGGGCTAGCCCTACGACTTCTTCAGCTTCAACTTCACCGTCTTCTTGCGCGGCCGGTCTTCGTCCTCCTGTTCTTCCGTGACAACATCGTTACGGTGTGTGGGCTTGTAGCGGTTGTGGAAAGCGTCGGTGAAGTTCTTCCACGCCTCCGCCGGGCTCTTGCCCATGTCGATCTGTCGCAGCACGCGGCCGTCTGGCGTCAGGAACCGTTCCTGAAAGCGATGCCCGGCCGCAATGTGGTCATCGCCTTGGATGACGAGCACCCGCCGGGATCCGTCGTAACAGAAGTAAGCCCAGATGTCCACGAGTCCTTCGATGCTCTCGCGGGCTTGCTTCGCCATGCTGCTGGTGATACGTGTGTAGGTTTCGCCTCCTCGCTTGGTGATCTCCTGCTCTGTTGAATGCGAGATCAGGATGATGCCCTTCTTGGTGGCGGCCAATCCGCCGAGGAAGGCTTCAAACCGTCGCCGGTTCTCGCGCCACCCCTTGCCGTAGTCCTCGTCGCCAAGATCCTTGATGCCCAGATCACGGCAGGTCTGAGCCTCGCACAGCTTGTAGAGGATGTCCGCGGTGTCCACCGCAATCGTCTTGAAGGTCTTGTCCTTCCTCAACGCCCGGCGGACCACCTCCGCTTTACGCCAGTCCTCGATGTCCTCTGGGATCGCGCGGAGTCCTTTGTAACCCATCTCCGTTGCCATGAGCAGGCACTTGGGAGCGCGCGTCACCATGCTCGTCTTGCCAATCTTACGCTCTCCGTGAATGAGCACGAGCGCATCACTGAGCTCGCTGACTGGCTCCGAGATTTCCGTCGGCAGTTTGTAAGCTGCCTCTGCTTCGTCAGTGGCCGTCTTCGCCCGAACCTTCTTGGGCTGACTGTCACCCCGAAGTTTCTTCACCACCGCCATCAGATGCTCCCTTCCGCTCGCAGCTGTGCAGCCGCGTCACCGTAGTTGCCGTTGGTCCAGAGCCAGCGGATGGGCCCACCGCTCATGCTGTCCGGATGCAGGACGAAGAAGGGCATCTGTTCCGCCCGGTGCTGGCGGTCGAGTCCCTTTGCGTCCTCAGGCACCGGCCACTTGCCGTCGGCAGGCCATGACTCCAGACGAGCGAACCGCGCGACCTTCGCTGCGTCGCTGTGCGAGCCGAGGTATCTGCCGAACAGTGGCGGGCACTTCAGGTTGATCTCCCGCAACATCAACTGGCACACGCAGTTGATCTCCCAGTCCATGATGTATTCGAGCCGGTTGGCCAGCACGCCTTTCAGCCCGACGTAGTTGTATTCCGCGTGGATGTAGGTCTGCGTGCCCATCCACAGGAGTCGTCGCGCGTCCTGCCATGGGATGCCGGCATCGACGAGCGCGGAGTAGATCTCCTTGCCTTGATCGAGATAGTTCTGGATGACATCCCGGAGCCGCGGGAAATCTTCCATATCGCAGGCATCCGCTTCCATCTTCAGCAACGCCTCGATGGGAGCCCAGTCGTTCACTGGCACGACGCGGCCGTTGATGGTGCCGGGGTAGCCGGGGTTGGGCAGATCGCCTTCGAGCTCTTCGCGCTGCTTCGTGTCGCACGCGTCGCAGGTGCGCGCAATGGACTCCGGCATGGTCCATCCGCGCTGACGCCAGTCGTTATCACGACCGCCGTGCTGCATGAACCCGGCTCCGAGCCGTGTCCGCACATACTGATGGGTGAACGCGCGCGAGCAACCGTCCACGCTGAAGTAGAACGAGATCCCTTCGAGCACCTGCTGCAAGGTCTTCCCGGCGAAACAGGCTTCGACATACGCCCGCTCGTGGTCATACAGCTTGCACCACCCGTTCCGGTGCTCCCACCCGGCGAGATGCTCCGGACCTTCGGTGAGCGTTCCGGTGGCCATGCAGGGACGACCGACACTGCGCGATGGGAACTCGCCCCAGTTGGCTTGCAACGCGTCGTAGATGGCGGGGAAGAGCTCCTCGTGTTGTGTCCACGAATCGAGCGACACCTTCAGTGCGTCCGGTCCCCGCGCGATGGCGGTGACGTGGGGCTCTCCGAAGTGTGTGGCGTAAGGTCGATGCTGGGCGTCGGCGTAGTCGGCCATGTCTCTGTCTCCCGGATCGTGTGATCGTAATGGTCCACCACTGATTGCAGGTTCGTCACCGGGTGGACGTTCGGTGCGTCTGTGTCTGGATGCGCTAAGGCCACGCCTCGCTGCACCCAGTAGGAAGGGATCCCGAGTTTCGAGATCTGATCGATGAACCGGCGGTCATCATCGAGGAAAAGTTTGACGTGTTGCCGAAGCCCGGCTTCGAGCACGCGCTCTCCCTTGTCCTGCGCCCACCAGATGAAGTCGTAAGGGAGTTCGTTACGATCGAGCCAGAGCAGCGTGTCGGTGTAGATGTTGGGGTAGCGATCTACCGGCCGCGACGTGAGCAGCACGATCTGAAGTCCTCGTCGCTGGAGCGCGGTCAGGAAGACATGAGCGTCCGGGAACGCAGGGAGGAAACGCTTTCCACCCGACACCCGGAACTCATGCTTCAGTTTCTTCCACGCCTCCTCATCCAACCCGAGTCGCTGGGCGTTGACGTAGGCGCGAGTGGTGATGATGGATTGAAGCCGTTCAATCGGCACCATGGACGACGAGTAGCGGTGCAACCAATCACAGATGCCGGTGATGTAGTCGCACAGCACCTGATCAATGTCCACAACTGCGCACGGCCGGTCAATGCGTTTGACCCACTCCTCCTGATAGCGCTGACGCACGACCGCGGTTTTGGACCAGTAGGCTTCGACCACGGTCTCCGGGGTCTGGCCGACGATCTGGAAAAGCGAAAGGATGCACTTGAAGACATCCGCGACTTCATCCCGCATGTGACCGCGGTTGACCGACACCGGAATGTTGCGGTGCTTCTTCCATGGCAGTGTTCGCAGGAGCTCGTGCAGTTCGCTCTCCGTGTAGGTGACGAAGTCGTGGGCCTGCTCTGCCATCTCGAAGTCGTTGGTAGGTGGTTGCCGGAACAACAAGTTGAACGCGGCCTGATCCTCCCAGATGCGGATCAGTTCCTTCCCCAATGCGAGTGCTCGCTCGTTAGATTCCATGCGCCTCACCGAATTCTCTGGCCTGCTGAAACGTCTCGTGAGCGAGCTCGTCTGGGTTCCAACTCGCGAACCGGCCGAAGGTCTTAATGTTGTAGTGCGCCAGCTGCGCACGGAGCTCCGGCACGGCCGGATGGTTGTAGATCTTGCCGGGTGTGATCTTGATGGTCACGCCGTTGGTGGAGAGCAGCGACTCCTTGTGCATCGCGGCATCGCGCCACGTCACCCGGTAGATGGGCGTCTCCGGGTCGCTGATGTAATTGACATACATGCCGTCGTTGGGCAGAGCCGAGGACGATGACACGTAGATAGGTCGGAACTGAAGCTTGTCCTCCGGCTCCGGAATGCCGGCAAGCGAAACGAGCGCATACAGCGGGATGGTGCTGATGAGCACATCGTAGGGCACCTCCGTCCGCTCGTTCGCCAGCACCAACTTCTGTGACACGCGGTCGATGCTGGTGATACGCCTGCCATACTCGACCCGGCTTGGAGGCAACAACACGTTCCACCCGCGCATGGTCACTTGAAACTGTGACCGCCAGTCTCCGGCATCTTGCTCCTTGCCAACCTTCCGCTTGTAGGCAAGGACGGCCGCGTCCGACGCGGGCTCTCCGTCCACGTGCGTGGTCACCGAGATCTCCGTGCACCGTAACCCGTCAATCGGCTCCCAGAGATACTGAGGACCGAACTGCCGCGGTTGTGCGGAGATGTCCGGTGGCGCGGGTCGCCAGTCGAACACCCGCGCGTGCGGGAAGAGCGTGTGCAGTAGCTGGCCGTTGAAGCCACCGCCGATAATGATCACCCGCGGTTTCATCAGACTTCCTCCAGTTCACGAAACACGGTCGGCCGCTTGTAAAAGCCGGTGTAGTCTCCGGCAGAGCAGACCTTGAGAAACTCGCACGTGCCGTATTTGTTCTCGCAGTGGTCTGAGTTCTTGTAGTGGCCCACCTCCCCGCGATACCACCGCATGAAGTCCTCGACCATCAAGGCCTGCTCTTTGCCTTCCCGTTCGAGCTCTCGCTTGTCCACGTTCATGCGGAGCCGGATGAAGTAATACTCCGGTCGCTTGGACACATCCATCGCCACCCGGCGTTGGAACTGAACGAAGGTCTCGGCTTTCTTGCGCTGCAGGTTCGGCCGTCGTATGATGTTGTAGAGGAGCCCGGCCGGAGCGACTCCGTCCGCTGCCCAGATGGCACCGAGGTAGAGATTGACCTGCAACTCGAATCCGAGCATGTCCGTTAGGTTGCTCTCACCGCTCTCACCGAGACGGCTCTTAGTCTTGGTCTCGAAAAGATTCGCCTTGTGCTGCTTGCCTAGCGCACTCGTAAAGCGGCCGTCCATCTTCCCGCGGACGAAGGTGCCGTGTTGCGGAACCGGCAGATTGAACTGATGTTCGATAGCCTGCCACTTGATCTGCGTGAGATCCTTATGCCACCACTTGAAGTAGATGGGCACGA